TGTTCCGTAAGTTTACAGTAATGAATGCAATGTGCAGATTTTGCACACTGCTTTTTGAGAGAGGGTAGTGGTTGGGGTAGGTTAAAGTGGAGTGGAGTAGGGGCTGGTTGTGTTTAGCCTGGTGTTATGTGTAATTATTCAAAACGAACAGTTACACCTTTAAGAACGCCACTACATATACAGCCTTTTACTTCATTTCCTTGTTTATCTAATGCAGTAAATCCAGTAGAGAAAGTGTCTTTTTCATCACAGCAGAACCAGCTGTATCCAGTATCTTTTATATTGGTGTAACCTTGCTGTTCTAATTGATTTTTGCCTTTCCCAAAGTCATTACTACTTGTACAGCTTGTGCACAGAATAACTACACATAACACTGGCTAAAACGGCATTAAAACGACCGTTTAGCCTAACCGTTGGCATACATTTTCAGAAAGTACACTGTTTCTAATATACTTAGTCATTCTCTCATAGTTCCAGTTGTAAGGCGAATATTCTTCACCTTTCAAATAAAGTACGCTATTATTCACAGTAAAGTCAACTGTAAAGTACAATGGTGCTAATCGCCTTTTGTCGTACATTCTACGAGAAAAACGTATGCTAACACCAGATATAGCACATTGCTTTATTTCTTTTTTACGAAGTATTTTTGTAATCAAATTCATTGTTTCTATTTATTAAAGTTAGTAAGAGCAACGTGCCATATCCATCACGTTAGCAAACATTTGCCTGACATCAGGAAAACGATTAAGTCCACCACTGTCATTCATATTCAAATTTCATGGCCGAACAAATAAGACTCTTCCTTTTTGCCGGGTGCGAAGCATTACACTGCCACCATTTCTTTGGTTGTGGATGGATGTATTTCCCTCGATTGTTTTAAAGGAATTGCCTCCAAGATCTTGGATGAAAATTCCAACATGATCATGGCGGCCATCATTATTCCAATCGAAGAAAACTAGATCACCAGGCACAGGATCATTTACCACCTTGCCCTCATCTCTATAGTGCGCCACTGCAGTTTGGCATCCGGCAAAACCTTTCAGAAATCCGATGTTGCCCAGGGGCGAACCAGCTTGATGATATACCCAGCTCACGAACATTGCGCACCAGGGCACACCATCAAAACCAAACCACTCTCCATATTTGGTTTTGTTGCTATTCTCTGGCTTTTCTGTTGTGCCAATCTCAGTGCTGGCAATAGCTATTATTTTTAATACGTCTCTCATTCTCCGATTAGTAATTTGATTGTTTTATCTTCTAGTGTTAAATCTCCAATTTCATTCACATATTTAATAGCTTCCAGCTGCACCTTGGCACCGTTTACTATTTGACTTGCTACAGACGAAATTGATTTACCTCTAGCTATTTCTAGCTTTAATTCTTCTGCTGATAAATCTTTGTTGCTGAGCCTTTCGATCTGATCAAAAAGATGATTGTTTAATTCGCTAATTGTGTTACCCATTTTTCTCTCTTATTATTTTATCAAGTTTCGATTTTAGTACTAATGCTGGAATGATTTCCTTCTCGTGATTCTGGCAGCTGTTGGTAAACATTAGCTCAACTCGGCAGGTCAACTTCCAATTACTTGGCTGTGTATTTGTTTTTTCTTCTGTCTTGCAGATTAGAATTTGTCCTTTTGGAATTGGTCCTATTTCTTTCTCCCATTGCACCCTGTGTTTTAGCTTATACTTTCTACTGGCTATCCGGATTTCTATGTATCCATCCACCGTAATTCTTTCGTGCCCGTTATACTTTGTGTTGTGAGGAATGATGCCCTTTTTAAATTGGCTCTTTTGCATTTTCTTCATCACCTCTGGACCGTAGAGATCAAGCATTTTTTTGCCCTTATTATTTGATACGTGCCCTTTTTTGAAACGCATTTCATGCATCCATTTCTGTTTCAATTCTTGTGGCACCAGCTTTCCATTGGCTTTCAGAAATCCGTGAATTCTTGGAGCTCCACACTTTAGCTTTTTGGCTATGTGCTTGGTTGGAGTATTCAGATATTCTTTTAGAATGAATGCTTTCTGAGCAGTGGTGAATGGTATGAATGATCCTTTGGGCATGTTAGATTTTTGAAGCTAAAATCAAACCTGTTAAACTTCCGCATGCTGCACCAATGGCATAGATTAATCGATCTGATTTATTTCCGAATGCCACCTTTTTCACGTTGCTGGTCCAGAGCCAGGAGATGCCAAATCCTACTATAAAAGTTCCAATCTTATTTTGCGAAGAGATAAAAACAGTTGAGGAACTTACTAATGCTACCTGGCAAAAGGCCATTATAAAAAGAGAAACCCTTTGAGATTTTTTGGCAGATAATCCATTTAAGAAGTGCAGTCTTTTTTTTGCGATTGTTTTCATTTGTTATTTTCTTATTGTTAGCGCTAACAAGCATTCTTGCAAAGTCCTGAACATTCATGTTTACAAATTTTATTAGACTTGTAGCAAATGCTAACACCTAAAATTTTATCTACTTCTGAATCTAGCAGCTCAGCCGTAGTTTTATATCCTTTTTTAATTCCGTATTCTAAAATATTTCGAACTTCATTCTTAGACATTCTTTGCCCTCGATGTTCAAATGATTTCCAACTTGTATTTAGTTGTTCTAAAGTTCCTTTTAAATCTGCATGCATAGTTCAATTATTTTCTTATTCTTCTGTTTCTCGAAACCCTATAACTGTCAAAACTGCTGTATCTGTTTGCTCCAAAATGGGCAATGAATGTGTCATTCAGAATTTCGAATGCGTGCTCCTGGCTCCTGGTTATTGGATTGGAAAGGACTCTGTAAAATTCCTTGTCGAAATCTGCAGCCAGGACCAGCTTTTTTATGTCGATTTTATACGAATCCACCACCATCATTCATCGGATCAAATTCATCATCTCCATATCTTATCTCTAGCATTTGGGCAATGGCCATTACTACTGCGACTGGTCCATCTATTTTGTCCTGAGATTTGCCTTTGTTTAGTTTAATATTTCCGTTTGGATCTTCATACTTGAAAACATTCGATAGCATCCATTCCATTACAGGAGATCCATCTGTGCCACAGAGATCACCCACCAGCATTTTCTCCAGCATCTTACTTGGTTCTGACATGCTTCCAATATCTTGGCCTTGCGGAGCGCACTCAATGCCAGCTCCAAGTACTGATTGAATCAATCCAGAGTATGCCATTCTCCTGTCGTATGCCATCTTAATTACCTGGTAATTTTGGCAATGAACTATCACATCATCTCCAATGGTATCGCTATCCATAATGTTACCCGGCACCGATTTTATAAAACCCTTCTGCACCCAGGTTTCAAAATTGTGCGTTTGCCTTTTTACTCTGTCATCAATCATATCACCAGGGCACCATAAGTGCGCTTTTAGATAGTAGTCTTTCTCATTCCAAAAGCACAAACCAAAGGCATTGAAATCTCTAGTGCTGGCTATGTCTAATCCTGCTGAGCATTCAAAATGAGCGAGCAGATCTTTCTCTGTAATTTGTACAGATCTCTTTAGCCATATATTTTCAGGAAGCCATTTTTCTGTGACACCTCCCCACAGATTAAAGTCTAATCTTTTAACTGTATTTTGATAGCTCTCTTTATTGATTGCCTCCTGAACTTGGCTTTCTAGGTAGTAGATTTTTTTCGAAATACCTAGATTTGGATTGGCTTTCGCCCACACTTTTGGGTCCTTCCAATCATCATCTTTGTCAATAGTGAAGATCATTCCGAACCAGGAATCATCTTCTTTCTTGCCTTCCAAAATGTCTATTGTATATTGCCTGTGGCTGAAACAAACGCTCTGCATATTTTGCCCAGCTGTTGTAATTTCATAAATCAATGGCTGCTTTCTGGCACCTGTTGCCGTTCGCAAAAGGTCAACTATTACAGATGTTTTATGTGCATGAAGTTCATCTATGATTCCGCAATGGATATTCAAACCATCCATAGTATCAACGTCTGAACTGATGGCCATTATTTTTGATTCACTGAACGGATCATAGATGGAATTGATAGGAGTTTTGAATCTCTTTTTCATCCATCTGGATTGCTTGACCATTCTCTGAGCTTCGTGAAATCCTATTTTCGCCTGGTCCTTTTTTGTTGCTGCAAAGAAATTTTCTGCAACCATTTCACCTTCGCCAAATGCAGTGTATAAACTTATGCCTGCAGCAAAAGTTGTCTTGCCATTCTTCCTTGGAATTTCGGTGTAGGCCGTTCTAAATCTTCTCCTTTCACCGTGCTTATCATTGCGTATCCAGCCAAATAAATTCCAGAGCTGGAACTCTTGCCAAGGCTCTAGGATGAATGGCAATCCTGCAAAATCTCCCTTGCTATGTTTAATGAATTCTTGAAAGAATACGATAACATGAAGCGCTCTTTTAATGCTAAATTCTATTCCCTTGGCTGATGCATTTTCGAGATCATTTAAATATCTCTGGCATGCCAACTTGTTGTAGTTGCAACTAATAAGTTCACCAGCTACAATTGAAAGTGCCCATTTATGAGCTGTATATTCTTTCAGCTCAGACAACTTTTTTCAGAGAATTTAAATGCGTTTCGAAAACATCCAGCTGGTTTGGATCAGTTTTATTTACAGACACTAGCTTACTTCTATCGGAAATAGATAGTCCATATCTTCTAGAGAAATCTGAAATGCTTTTCATGCTTGCTTGCTGCATCGTGTAATAAGGAGAAACTTGATCGTGCTTATTTGTAAACCCATTAGTATTCAACTCCTTTGTTGCCTCTTCAAAATTGTAGCAGGTAATTGCCAGCTGCTCAATGGCCATCTGATCTACCCTTTTTAAGAGCCCTGTTTCAAACAAAAGTTTTGCAATTTTTCTGTAGTATTTTTTCTGCTCGTCATTAAAAAATGAAGGGGCCGGTGCGATTTTCAGAAGCTCTGGAAATGATCCATCCACATCAATATGATCAGCCCGATCAGCGCGATCTGTGCCTGACAATTCTTTTTCTTTTTGCGAATTCATGCTGTTTTTTTTAACTGAATTTGACCTCCCCCCCTTGCTATTTTTTGACATTGCACACATAAAAGAGGCAGACGGTGTTTTGTGTCTTCAACTCTAACTTTTTTAACCACCCTCCCCATTTTTCAATCTTTTTCTGTTGCACTTTTTTTATTATGATGCGCTGAGCATAATGCCTGTAGATTCTCGTAGCTCCAAGCTGAACCTCCCTTCCTCATTGGCTGTATATGGTCAGCCACAACTGAGAGCACTGTCATTCCTTCTTGCTCACAATGATTACACAATGGATTCTCATCTATAAAATTCTTTCTGAACTTCCTCCATCGTGTCGAATTGTAGAATGCCTGGTGCGATTTCTTACCCCAGAAACTTTTCTTTTCAGTTGCATTAAAATGGTTCATCAACTTCTTGGGCTCCTTCATTATCGTAGAACTTTGCTTTGTTTTTATTCCATCCTAGAGGCTGATTGAACAGCGCTCCATTCCTTTGCTTCTCGCATATAAACACTGCTACATCTGGATCTTGATCAGGGAAATAGTATTCCGCTCTGTACAGAAAGGCAATCATGTCTGCATCTTGCTCTATGTTACCAGACTCCCTCAAATGCCTCAGCCCTGGTATTTTTGATGGAGTCTCCTCGCACTTCCTGCTCAATTGACTGAGCGCAATTATTGGTATATCTAATTCAAGTGAGAGCTTTTTCAATTCTCTTGTGATCTCTCCTATATCTTGATCTCTATTGCCGTTTTGTCTACCTCCCTTCTCTGGTGGAATTAGCTGGAGATAGTCAATGACTACCAAGCCTAAACCTCTCTCATGCTTAATCCTTCTGAGATCCATGCCAAGCTGATAGATGTTGGGCATACTATCCAGGATTATCAAATTTCTACCCTCTAATTCTCCAGCAACATCTATGAGCTCTTTCCAGTATTCATCTTTTTTCAATCCATCTCTGAACAATTGATTACTGTGAAGGGTAGGAGATTCAATGGCCATTAGCCTTTTCACCATTGCCACATCTCTCATCTCATAGCTAATCATCACACATGGCTCATCAATTGTTTTAGCCACTGAACTCATTGTTTTAAGCGCAAATGCTGTTTTACCCATTCCTGGCCGTGCGCCAATTACAATCAGCTCTCCCTTTTGCCAGCCACCTATCTTTTGATTTATCGATGGAAACCCAGTGTCAAATCCAGTGAATGCATTTGGCTGTGACAACCTTTGAACATCATCCATCGCCTCTCGTACAATTGCTTCAAAAGGTTTCTCCTTACCTACATTTGTTTCATTCTGGATGGCTGTAATACCTTTTGTCATGCTTGACAGAATCTCAAAAATATCTCCATCATCCATATATGCATCTGATGTAATTTGCATGGATAGCGTGATGATCTGCCTGAGCATAAACTTCTCCAGAAGTATGCGCCCATGATGCTGAATGTGTGCTGAGCTGTTCACCTTTTGGCTCAATGCTATCAGTGCGGAATCTCCACCAATTGCCTGTAAATGCTCTTTCTTCCTCAGCGCCTGGCTAACTGTTAGCAGGTCTATTGCCTCTCCATTTTTGTGCATGTCTAACAGCACTGCATAGATTTTGGAGTGTTCTGATTTATAGAAGAATTCAGGAGCTCTGACATATTTAACAGCATTGATCATTGCCCTTTTGTCTATCAGACAAGCGCCCAGTACTGCTTCCTCTAAATCAATTGCCTGTGGCGGCATATAGCCATCGCTCTTTCTGTTTGGATGTGCCATTAAGCTTTATTTTTTTTAAAGCCTTTCTCATCTATGCCTAGGGCTTTCATAGATTTGATTGCGTTTGGAGACATCCCTTCAAAGAAATCATTGCTCTCTTTCTTTTTGGATGTGTCAACATTAAACTTTATCCAGTTTCTTAAATGATTCTGACAGCTCTTAGCATTTGCATGGCTGTATTCTTCTGGAGATCCTTTTGCCAGGAATAAGAACTCCTGAACTTTCTCCTCGAGATCCTTGGTGCTGATCATAACTCCTTTGTGGTTGTGGAGCCACATCATTAGCCATTCTCTCCAGCTCGCGCCCTGTAGTGCCGTCTCCATTTCTTCTGGAGATATTCCGCCAAACTCATTCAGCTTTTCCCCCACACCCCCTTTTGTAGCTTTATCTTTATCCTTATCTTTATCTTTATCCTTAGCCCCTTGGAAGGGGCTTGGAAGAGGCTTTATTTCTTCTTTTTCTATTAACCCATCAATTTTATAATTACTCAATATTTTGAGTACAGATTTATGAACCTTATTACTAGAATTTAAGCAACCCAGACCTCCATACTGTTCTATTATAAACTCTGGAAAGTAATAGACCAATGGTGCCACCTCCTTTAATTCAGCTCCAAATGCCTGTTTAACTTCTTTTATATCGAACGAGAACCCTAGTCTCAGCTCTGCCACTTCTAGATCTACATGCCATATGCCGGCATGGTCGCAATCGTCCATTATGTACAACCAGAGCAGCTTGAATTTGCCATCTAAATTGCGCATGAACGACTTCTTCCATTTTTCAGTTGTTGTAAAACGTCTAGCCATTATGCTTTTCTATTTTGATAAAAATTCTTAATCCGTTTAGAGCCTTTTTTTTCTCCAATTACAGCGTTATCCTTTGGCATTTATCCTTGGTTTTTACAATATTTCCTGAATAGTCTATAAAGCCAATCGGCATCCATTCCACCAAGTGAATTTTTACCCCTTGAAATTTCTCATCTTTCAGCTCATTAAAGGACCTTCTTAATGAATTCAAAGGCTGATATCCATTTGCATTCTTTTCAATGAATTCTTTTAGCTCTAGCAGAATTCCATAATGCGTTTCCGGATGCATGATGAACAACATGCCAATGCGCTTCCAGGGATCGGTATCCTCCATTAGCCTTTAAATCTTTCGTCTACTACTCATTTGCCGCAATTATTACGGCAATGATTAGAGAGCCGGACACAAAAAAAATTCCTATCAAAATGAGTGTTTGAACTATCATATGAATTAATTTAGTTTCTCCTGCAGGATTCGAACCTGCGCTTATTTCTAGAGCCTTCCATTATCTAGCAATCGTCATACGCATTTGACCAAGGAGAAGTAATTAGCCGCTGCATCGGCTAAAAATAACCGGCTGAAATACCCCCATATTCCAGCCAAACCCATGCAGGGGCACTGTTTTCAATTAAAATCTCAATGAGAATCTGTCCAGCCCACTCCCTTTTCAAGTTCTTCTTTTAGAACTTTTTGAAGTGCTGGCAGTATTTTATTCGCATATTTTTGGCATACCTTTTCACATTCTTCACCAGAAAGTATGTATGCCATACCGGTATACAGTTTCGTGACAAAATATCCGTTGTGCAATCCAATTAAAAAGACGCGAAAATCTGTAGATTCCATCATTGCCCATGAACAGGCTAAGTTGCCATAAGCAGTTACTGATGCAAACATTCCATCATTAGTTAAAACTACCTGACCTAACCATTCTCCATTCTCACCATTGAGCGTGTAATTTCTCGCTAAAACAGCTTTCATATCTACGATTTATTAATATTCTCTCTACACACTTTCACTTGATATCCGTCTAACATTAGATTTAAACTTTTTGCACTGCATAGCTTTTCTCTAGCGTTTTTCTTGTTTACTAGAATGCCTTTTCTGGTGTACATTCTAACCATTTTGTGACCACCTAAATGCAGTAGGCAATCCATTGGAGTTAGGGCATTCGATTCTTCTTCTACCTCCATATCATCATTGAGATCTGAGTTGTATAATCTGCCGCCCAATTCTTCCACTAGTTGCAGCACACTTTCCTCATAGTCCATAATGCTGAATTCATACTCCTGAGCCTTGTGCAGAGAGGAGTAATTCAATTTATTTAGGTTTTTCACCTGGACTTCTGCCACTATCCAGCGCATTAATTTGCTGCTTTTTCGGAGTATTTTCGACTCTCTACACTGTCGGCATTATCGCGAATCATCTGTGCGCGATCTGTTGGATTGGCATCCATAAACAATTGATTTTCCATCTCTATCTCGGTTTTAGATTTAAATACTGATCTATACTCTTTTGACTGAATCTTCTGGCTGATCGCTCTTTGCCGTTATCTCTTATAGCTCCAATGGTTAGCAACCTATACAGCGTACCATATCCTTTTACTGTTAGCTGTCTTTTTGCCTCCGTAATCGATATCCAGCTATCATTTGGAATGCGAATAGTGGCCAGTGCTTTTTGGGCACCTCTGAGCGCTGCTTTTTCGAGCAGAACTTCCAAATCTTTATGAGTGAGCTGCACCAATGACATTGGTATCTATTTTTAAAAATTCATGCATCCTCATTTTCACGCTCATATCTTGGAGATCTATAGAGAGTAGTTTTTTACCCTCTTCTGTAACTTTATATGTACATAGAATGCGAGATTTTAAAGGAATTTCGCTTTTCAGTATGGCCATGAGCTCTCCAACCACCTCCGTTTGGCTCATATCTGTAAGGACTTGGATTTCTATATGTGCCATTAGCTATTCCTGAGATATTCAAGTAGATCTAAATACGCATCTATGAATTTTACATCTACACAGCGCATATAATAGACTTGCGTTGCTATGCGTAAATCATCTGCATTTTGAAACCTTTCTGGAAATACTTGAATGAGTAACTTTGGTATACCTAATTTGTAACCCATTGCATAAAACTCATATTTCGCCTGCATCATTAAGAGCTTTAATTCTAGTATGCTTTTATCTGGCATTGTAGTTGTATGATTTACTGTAATCTTCCGACCAAATATAACCATTGGTAACATATTAGCAACATAAAAGAACCAAAATGGTATCAAATAATTATGAAAAACGAGTACTTCGAATGGTTTAAGCTCAATATCAAGAGGTTAAAAGATGAGAAAAACATAAAGCTTGGATCTATTGCCGTAAATCTGGGCATTCATAGACTAACTTTGTACAAGTATGTCAATGGAAAATCACCCATTCCACATGAAATAATACAGAAGTTTGCTCTTTTGTATGCTCTAGAGATACCCTCAGGATACCTAATAGATACAAATGAAGATCAAGAATTAAAGGATAAGGATTACAATAAGTTATATGACAAGTCGTTCAATCCATCTGAAATAAAGTATTATAACACAGATGCAATGGATGCAGGCGTAGATATTTTTGGAGATGCCCAAGAAAAGTATGTTACCGGCTACCTTGGTTTGCCCACATTTTCAGACTGCGAATTTGCCGTTACCATCTCAGGAGAAGATATGGTGCCATTTTACAAACAAGGTGACATTGCACTATGCCGAAAGGTGAATGATAGATCTCAGATTAATTTTGGCGATGCTTACTTTATTGTAACTTCTGAAATTCGTTTAATTAAAACCATAATGCCTTGTAATGAAGAAAATCATATTATTTTACAAAGTGTAAATACAGATTTTCCATCTTGGCCAATCGATATTCGAAAAATTGATCATCTTTATAGCGTAAAAGGAATAATTAGAAGAAAAAGAATGTAATATGAAATATTTAGTTGTCTCAATAGCGCTTTTATTTTCACCTCTACTGCATTGCCAAGAAATCAGCCTTCTGTGGGCACCAACTATACCCACAAGTTTTGCACCTGAATTTAAGTTAAGCGAATATCAACTCCTTGGTTTTGGTGTTATTGCGGGTGGAAATCATTGGGCAAAATTCATTGCTAAAGCTCAATTTTATAACAGTGGAGTAGACATATCAAACATTTCAGATACTATTACCGCAGATAAATTAATAGCAGAAGGTAATGTAGGAAGTGATTTTGATGCAACGCGCGCTATATATAGTGTAGGATTGCTTGCCGATTTAGAGCCAAATTTGTTTATAACAGGAGGATTATCATTTGTTCATCGGCGATCTTATATGAAAGTTGAATGTAGTTGGTATAAATTTAAAAGCGCTCAGAGCAACTCACCTTTTTTCGATAATCTTACTTATTTTGCTGGCTTCGGGATCCGAATTCAAAGACTCAGATTTCTCTTTATTTATGAGGGAAAGGCACAAACTTTCACCAGTGGTATAGCTTTTAAGTTTTAAAAACCTGATTAATCACCAATTCATGCGCTGCATCGATCTGATTTTGAGGTAAGGCATCTAAATAAATAGCTGTAACAGATTGATCTGCATGCCCAAGCATTTCGCCAATCACACCTTTTTCTATACCCAGCTCCTTGGCTAATGATGCAAATGAAAATCTGCATGTTTTAGATGTTAATTTCTGCTGCAGTTGCATATGCACACTGGCAGCTGCCAGGCTTCTCAATAATCCACTCCTTTTATCCTTGTATTTTTTATAGTCCGGCTCCAATTTTATTGGACCATTTAATTCAGGAAGCAGCATTTCACCTTCAAAATAAGCCTCTAAAATTTCCTTTGCGGCCCGATGTACTTTCACCTTTAGCTGCTGCCCCGTTTTTCGCCTGGCATACACTATATATTCTTTTTGAATGCAATTCTTTTCTAGTGAGAGCAGATCCACCAGATCCATCCCTCTGAAAAGGAATCCTAATTTCCAATAATCCAATGCCCTTTTAATGCGATTAGATCCTTTTGGTGCATGGTAGCTGAATATATCCCTCAGATCATCGAGCGAATGATTCCTGGGCATCCTGTTAATTTCAGTAGCCATTAATCCACGCTTGAACGGATAGTGCAAATCAGCATCATTTCTATTCCAGATAGCTCTCAATGCCCTCATATAACTATTAACGCTAGTAGGAGTAACACCAGCTGCCAATTTCAGATCTCTAAATTCTTTCAGCATGGCAAAACTGAGCTCAGAGAATGGCACATCTCCCAGCATGCGCTCAAAGGCATCTAGCGCTGTTGAATAGACTTTTGCATTGCCATATTTCTTTTGATCCAGGAGAATTTTAATTTGAGATCTCCCAAATGCATTGAATGTTTCACCGGATTTTTCATTGGCCAACTCTCTAAAAGTAGCGCCTTGGAGCATTCTTATTTTCAAATCGAGCACTTTTTTCTCCAAAGTCATTTTCATGGCCATGCCACCAGGATGCTTATTTCTGATATTTTTTGCTTTTTCATCCCAATCTTTTAGCTCAGAATACACTCCGGTATAAAGAATAGATCTTTTTGCGCCATCGCGCAAGACAATTACAATAGGGTAGTGGCCCTCTTTATTTTGCTTCTGCTTAAACAGAGCCAGATTGATAGTCATTATGGGTGACGATATGGTGACGCTAATTAAGGCAAAAGAAACGAATAAAAGGCAATGACTGCTTTTCTATAGAGAGGCTATAAATGCAAAAAGCCCCGTAAATACAGGGCTTTTGTGGAGTGATCGCGCCAGGATTCGAACCTGGGACCGTCTGCTTAGAAGGCAGTGCCAGAAATTACGCAATCAAATGACAATCAATTACTTAGATTGATGTTTAAAAATTTGGGTGACGATATGGTGATGAAATTCGCATGAATCTCCACATTAGCCAAAGCAATATTACAACTATAACACCTGCCAGCATACCATCTTTGAATGCCTTCCAGCTGTATCTCGTTAGAACTCCCTTTTTCACCAGCTTTTCTTCTTGAATGTCCACCGTTGTTTCTTTGCGAAGGCTTGTAATTAATTGATCTTTCTCCAAGCACTCTACTATGACATCTCCATAGCTGTTCTTCCAGTACTTTATTTGCCCTCTGAATTCTCCGTTGGCAGACGTATCATTAATTACCTTAACCTCTCCTGGAGGCAGATCATTGAGCTCTGCAATATTAATCTTTCCATTGTAATTCCAACCCCTGGCTAAACTATCCTCAATGGTTACGATTTTTAGCAGATCTCTGGTGAATTCCGTTTCAATACTGCTAATTTTTGTGGTGCCACAACCCGATATTACCAGGACTAAAAGTATAAAATAGATTGAATTTTTCATTTCTTCATAATTTCTTCATCAAAGGCAAAACCTCCAATGCCAACTACTGCTGAGCCAACATACATTTTGTATTTTATTACTACGTAATTCGTGAAACCATTTCTTTCATTTGGAATTTTAACCACTCTTTTAATAGGATGACTGCTATTAAATGCTTCCACATCGTTCTTTCTAAACTCCTCTGCAATCTTTTTAGGCCATACAGAAAAATCATCATTACCAATGTAATTTAGTGCTCTCACACCTCTTGGAATTAAGAATATTTTTTCATATTCATCATTTAGATAGAGCATTTTACCGTTCATATCTTTAATCCACATGGGCAGTGGAAGATCTGTTGCAATTGCGGCAGTAACTATTGCATTTGCTTTCAGCATAGAGAGCTCTGTTTGCATTTCAGATACCCTATCGTTGCAATCTCTTTGAATTACATCGGTGCGCTCAATGCAGTGCTGCAGCTGCTCAGTAAAGTATTTTTTATCTGTAGAACTTAGCTCTGAATTAAATTTCCATACGCCAAAAATCTCACCTGTTAAGCCAGCTGATATTAATGCTAGGGCTATTTTGAGCCAATGTGATTTCAAATCTGTTGCGACACTCATTTTTCTATACTGATTTTATAGTTCTAAATCACTGATCTCTTTTGCCACTTCTGCATCATGCTTAAATGCATTGAGCATAATTACTCTCAGCCACGATGGTTTTTCTACACCCTGAATTTTCAATTGGTCTACCACTGATGCTGCTGCATAGGATAGAGTTGATAGTATTTCTCCTTGAAAATATATGAATGCCTCAGAATTTGACCAGGTAATACAAAGGGGATCTGATAATTCTCCAGAGCCTAGACTGGCACTTTCATACTCAATGCCGCTTGTAGTGCAGGCAATCTTATTCAGCTTATTTATAATCTGATTTTGATCTGTGCCATCACTTAGCTCAAAAATGGGAGATGATGCATCTAGGGCATACTGAATGGCCAATGCCATACTACCACTTTCAGATGCTATTAAATTCTTTGCTTTTAAGCCTGTCAGCAATGCCTCATCTTTAGCCCTTTGCTGCACTGTTGCATTGTTATTATCACTCTTACTGATATAACTACTTAATGCTACTCCTTTTACACAATTATATCCTAATAAATCGATGCCAGACAAACCATCGCCAGGATACGAATTAGCTGCCTGTGGTGCCACATCTGAGCTCAATAGAAAAGCAACATCTGCCGCTGTAGCTGTGGCTGTTAATACTATTGCAGCTCTGTAATAGCCATCTGCGAATTGCACCGGGTCGATTACCGAATCAATAACTCCATTACTACTCACCAACCAGGCATTTGTGGTAGGGCTTAAATGCACCTCGCCTGCCATACCATTGCTCAGCTGCACTTTTAGTGTTCGCGCTGCTCCTCCTATTACATTGTATCCTTTATAAAAAAAGGAAATTAGGTACTGCTCACCTATTACAAATGCCTGTGCTGCCAATGTCTGACCATGCTCAGATGTGGCTGAATCTTCAATAATTCTGCTCGATGCTTCCAAGGTAATTACACCACTGGCCACATCTGATTTTGTTGATCCAACATTGGCAAAATCTGAAAAAAAGGACGAGCTGCCAGCCATTTCTGCAGCACCTTCAAAGAGTATTTCATTGGCAGTTCCATTGGTAAAATCTGTCCGGGCAATATTTGCCGCTGCAAATTCTATCTGCCCATCTATATTTCTAAAACTTGCCACAGAATTGCGCGAAAAATTAAGATCTCCAAGCCCACTAAATGGCAGAATGGAATGTATTTTTCCCTCTGCATTTTTACTGGCAACAGAGAAGAATAAGCTAGATTGATCTAGTGCATTTGTTGCTCCCATTACGCTTTTAAATTATTAATTTCTACCACTTTATTTGAGTTTTGGAATCATAGATCCTCCGGTATTTCAATTTCCACGATTTCGCAAGCCTCTAAAGTTTCACGCATCGAGGGGAAAAAGCTTGGTTGATTTAGTGAGAAATAATAATTCCCTTCTTGCTGACGAAAATTAAACTTCCTATCATTTTCTTCCTGCCCTTGGTGCTCATTATAAAGAGATAAACTGCCTTGGTACATTAAAACTATTCGTGTCATAGAGCTGCCATTTTAAGCATATACGCTGCATCGAGCGTGATTATAAGTGCTTGTTGAACATCTGTCAATCCTGAACCAATACGAACTAAAGAAATGCCTGAGCTGCCATAATTGCTATCATTTCTTAAAATGGTTATATCTCCATTTGGTAAACTATCACTTACAGCCGTTGTTGTAGTAATAGTGCCGCCTGTTATGAACTGCACTTGAGTTGAGTTATTTCGGTTTATTCCAACTGTGCCAGTAACCGCAAAGTTTGCCGCTGTACCTAGATTCACAGATCCGTTTAGTTTTTGCCCGACACTAGATGCAGCATTGAAATTTAGAAAGGAGCCTGATGTATCTAATCCTACTAATCGACCTGTACCGACAAAATATTGACTTACATAGATATGTGCAGAATTAAGACTGTAGTTTGATGGATCAGAACTGGTATCAAATAATGAATTGAAATATGCATCTGTGCCATTTCCTTTTATTCCTTGCTTATTAGCATGCGCTAATGAACCATGAATACTACCCAGATCTCCAGCTGGAGATGCTGCGCTTATTCTTCCAAAGTTTATACTGCCCGAATCGTTTGCAGCGTAAAATATTCTGTCCGATTTATCGAATATTCCAGCTGCCATTTGCACTGAGATATCGCTATTTATTGCGAGCTTGCAATCATAAGATGGCAGGTCAAATCCCTCATCTCCTGCACGCTCAAATAAAGCTTTTGTTTGCGGTAGAATTATTCCACCTCTTTTATCTTGCGCTACTGACAATCCAATTCCAATCATAATTAGCTTTTTACTTTTACCACTCCTTCACTTGTTACACATAGCTGGCCAGTGCTTGCTTCTGATTCGTCTGGCAATCCGTTGAG